TAAGGTTATGACCTTCTTAATAGTCTGGCATATCCAGCTCACTACATTCATTGCCCAGCCTTCGATGAGGACGACCGAGTGGTAGTAAAATAGTTAATTAACTATTACTTCTATCCATATTTCAAATGAAAGGATGGATACGGAATGGTATCTAAAACAAAACCTTTTAAACACCACAATAGTAAGATGAATAAGCTTGCTTATTTTGATTTACTAAATGTGGAGAGTGTCACTCCAACAGTTCAAAATTTACTAGAAGGACAGAATATCCTTCCAGAACTTAAGGAGGAATTAGAGGGGTATCTAACTCAGTTTTTACTGAGAGTCATTAATGATATCTCTCATCTAAAATCAGTAGACTCTCTAAAAGAGTACTACGAAGCTTGTAAGAGAAGGTACAATGATCTATCTCGTATCTGTGCTATCCTGCTTACAGCAGATGATGGTGAGTTAATTGTTCATCGTAAAGATGCTCAAGGAAACCTAAAACAGTACATCTTTGGTTCTGTTAATAAAGGTATCACCGTATCAATAGGGGATAGTCAGTTTGAGTTAGGAACAAAGCGTCCTAGATCTTATGGGGCGCTATTCCGAGGATTAGCGGAGTTAACTTATGCCATATCTGAATTATACAGATGTGGGGAATTTGATGCAAAGGAATATCATGATTCCTTAAAGTCAGTTTCCATTGTCATAACAACACTTGGAAAGGTCTATGAGGACATCCGTGGAGGTCATCAGTTTAAAAAGCAAGAATATCGAGATTCGATAGCTCGTGTTAATCAGACCCATCAATTAGATAAGTCTTCAAAATATTGGCTGCTTTTCCAGCAGTTCCAAAGAGACTTAGAAGAAGGAAAATCCAACTATCTAAATTGCAAACGCTATATCAAAGACATAGTGAGAGCCATTCCTAAAGCCTTACCAGCTTATACGGATAATGACTTGTACATTTCATTTAAAAGTACAGGAACTTCATACCGAGGAAATAGAATCCCAGGTCTCTATGCTTCTATTGTTGAGACAGACACAACAAATATTAATGATGATCTTATAGGTTATAATTCAACCTATAATAAATCTGTTAATATGGATGCGGTTCAATATGACCGCAAGACAATATTAATACCTCAGCATAAACTGCCGTATAGAATGATTCATATGGCGTCAAACCCCATACAAGATCGGGCAAACTATTATCACAATAGGTTAATGGATGTTCTACGTCAGATTCCAACTGACTGTACACTCAATCAAACAAAGGGTGTATCCTTTGCTAGAAAAGTAACATCTCCTAGTTATAGGATTAAGTCAAAAATAATATCTATTGTTTAGATATTAGTAAGGCAACTGATACTCTTAATAAGGAGTTTCAGGAGGATTGTATCTCTTTGTTATTTGGCAAAGAGCATGCAGAGAACTGGACTAAATTAGTCACAGGTTCTCATAATTTAGTTGAAGGTGATGTAATCCTTCATGTCTTCACACCGGTTTGTGGTCAACCACAAGGGTACCTATCTTCATTCCCAGCATTTGCTTGGGTTCATCATGTGATTATGCGTCTAGTCATGCTAGAACATGGTTTGACAGACATAGATCCCTCTATGTTCTATCGGGTATTAGGTGATGATTCAATCATCTCCTGGCCAGATCCAGATGGTTCCATATTGGAATCATATATTCAATGTTGTGATTTCATTAATTGGAAAACACACCCGTCTAAAGGTTACACCTATAGGTATAACTCAGATGATACTCCTTTTGCAGAATTTGCAAAGGTAAGAATATTGGATGGCAAGGTAGCAACACCTATACCTATAAGAATGCTTCTTAAGTCGACTAAGAGCCCGTCAGATTTACTAAGCTATTACTGGTGGCTTAGTGTCTATGATACACCTCAAGATATTGAGGATGTATATTTTAAATTAAGAAAACATTTTCCTAATGCAATTAGGGATGAACATTATGAATTAATGCTCATGTATAATCATTTAGACCTTCCAGTCTATAAGGATTTTACCTCTAATAATGAAACACTATGGGAGGATGATTTATTAACAATAGGCCTAGCCTCTTATTTTTATAATAAGCTAAAATCGACGATCTTAGATCAATTCTTACCCGATCACTTAATCGGTACAGATAGGAAGCCTAATTTTTCATTAGATACTAAAGAGGAAAGAGATCTTATTAATCTCATCGAGAATATGGACCATAAATATATTAAGGTCTGGGAGAAGAATGAGACATTAATTAACGTCATCAAGTCATTATTTGATGATATACCATCAATCGGTATTAGTGCGTGGTCTTTAACAGACATAGAGCGAGATCATATATATTCAGCTTGTGAATATTTACTTCTTTTAACTGATTGGAAAACTATTCCACCTCATAAAGAGTTTAAGTCTTCGATTGAGAAGGCCTTAGAAGTGTTGACCAGGTTAAATCCTAGATCCGTCAATAAGACATCTCGTGTAGAGGTATCATTGCTAGAGAAG